GCGGATCACACTAATTCCTTTAGGGAGCTGGGTGGCCAGTTAGCTGCTAGGAGCTATATCAATCTTGAGTCCCTAGAAGAAGACATGATTGATGCCCTGCGTCTAAAGCTGGAGGATGGGTATGTACCAGAGTTCAGAGATCTAAAGGAAATATCAATAGCCAAGGCAAACTCCCAGAGGCAAGCTATGACGGCTAGGGGCGAGGCATCCCAAGTGGTGGATGTGAATAACACATATACGATAGAGGACTTCAATGACACCCTATCCGCAGCTAGGAAGCGTATAGAAAAGCTAAAGGAGGGTGCAATAGATGCAGAGGAGGTAGAAGATGCCCCCCAGTGATCTCTTGGATGGTTCAAAGGAACCCATATATAGCCAGCTTAGGGCTATACTAGGAGAGCATTTTGAAAACTATTGCTTCATAGTGATGAACGAAAAGGGCGAAGTCTACTACGACTACAACCATCTGCCAGCGGGAAGGATGCTGATAAACGAGATGCACGAGGAAGTTAAGATAGGAAACGAGGCATTTGATTTCAGTTGGGACGATATTGATGATGATGATGATCTAGAGGAAGGAGCTTTTAATGGGTAAAGGATGTTCACCCCGCAAGGGACACGATCAAGAAAAGCAGTCCAAGAACTACGATGAGATAGACTGGACAAAGAAACCCAGCGACCGCCCCCCTATAAAGGTGCGGATAAAGGGTATCAAGAAGTAATGGAACTCGTATTCACACCGCACCCCCTTATAGAGGCCCCTACGGACGAAGAAATCATCATCCTAGGGGAGAGTGACCCCAAGGCCCTTCAAGAGCTTCATAGGGTGCGTGAGAGCCTAATACGAGCGTCACAGGAAGATCCCCTGCGTCATGGTTTTGACCTAGAGGGCTGGGGTCGTATACGCAATGCCCTTACTAAATATAATGAGGTATTGGCCCTAGGCGGGAATAGATCTGGGAAAACAACTGGGTGTGCCAAGTTGGTAATGGAGGCGGTAACCAAGAATCCAGACGGACACATCGTGTGCTTCTCACAGAACGCAGATACCTCCGTGAAGGTTCAACAGGCGGCAATCTGGGAAATGATGCCCAAGGAGTTCAAAAAGAAGACAAAGAGCATAGAGGGTTACATCAACTTCAGTATGCAAAATGGCTTCACAGGATCATCATTTATCTTCCCAGACACTAGGACTCGTGTGGACTTCAAGACATATACGCAGTTCTCTAACAACCAGACCATTCTGGAGGGCTTTGAGTTCGGCTTCAAAGGAAACCCAGAACTCAACATTGGCTCATGGCTGGATGAATACCTAGGGGATTCCGCACTCGTCAATACCCTACGCTTCCGCTTGGCTACTCGTAACTCCAAGATGCTGCTGGGATTCACGCCCATTGATGGCTTTACGCCCTTCGTAGCAGAGTACCAGAAGAACGCAAGAACCCTAGAAACCCGACCCGCTGAGTTATTGGATGGAGAAGAAGTCCCAGTTGTGCAGTACGCCCCAAGCAGGGATGCGGGTGTTGTATACCTGCACTCCGATGAAAACCCCTTTGGTGGATACGAGCGGATCAAGAAGGATCTAGCTGGCCGCCCAGAGGAAGAGATCCGTGTTCGTGCTTACGGCATACCAGTCAAGAGCATAACCTCATTGCTACCCCTGTTCTCCACTGAGGTACAGGTACTGGGAGAGGAGGAAAACTCAGAGGGCTGGGTATTCCCAGATGTCACAACAGAGGACTATACGCACTACCAAGTGGTTGACCCCGCTGGTAACAGAAACTTCTGTGCATTGTGGGCAGCAGTTGACGAGGATGGCGATGTGTTCATAACTAGGGAGTGGCCAGACAGGGCATCCTACGGAGAGTGGGCATTGTTCGGGGAAAGATGGAAGCACGGCCCAGCGGCCAAGAAGATAGGGTACGATGTACAGGGATACTGCTCGCTCTTTGAGGAGATAGAGGAAGAGATGGGCATTGAGGTCTTTGAACGCATAGGGGACTCTAGGTACTTCGCTAGGGAGAATGAAAACAACTTGGATCTCTTTGCATCCTTTGCGGAATACGACTTTCACTTTGTCCCCTCGGACGGCAGACAGGAGTCCGTAGGCATACAGGCACTGGACGAATGGTTTTCGTACAACCCAAACTACGAGCTGGACGCTGCAAACAAGCCCAAGTGCTTTATACATGAGTCCTGCGAGAACCTAATTGATTCACTTATTAACTACAACGCCCAAGGAAAGTCAGATGAAGCCCTCAAGGACTTCTTTGACCTCATTCGCTACCTAAGAATGGCGAACGCTGGTGATGGGCCAATACATTATACACAAGCGGACTTCCAGCAGGTTCGGACAACAGGAGGATATTGATGAAGCAGAAAGAACTAGCAGAAAAATATGAAGTCACACCCCAAAGAATAGGGCAAATTCGTAAAAAAATTTGTAGTGAGGACGATTATTGTAAAAAAACAAGAACTTTGACCCCAGAGGGAGTTGCAAAGATTGAAGAATACTTCAAAATGCAGGATGATAAGATCATTGAACCCAATTTTGTTAGGGTTCAAGTGCTAAGTCCCTGCCCCAACCCACTATTTTTCTTTTGCAAGTTGCTTGATGGCGTAAAACGCAAGGTAATTGTAGCCATTCCCAGCACACACAGGGGTTCATTTCATACAGGAAATATATTTAAGGCACAGGTAATTGAAAAAAAGGGTGAAACCTTCTATCGCCATGAACTGCTGTACAAAAGAGAGCAACAAAGAATTTAAAAAATTCGTATCAAGGCATTCCCAAGCGTATATTGAGTGGGAAATGCTTTCCAGAGCGGATTCCGATGATGTATACGAGATTCCCCTATGTGATTTCTTGGATATGATTTCCAGAGATTACCAGTGGTATACAACATTCCTAAATAATATCAAGGTTAGACTCCAAGATAAATAACCCTATGCTATAATCTACCCCCTATGCAAGACAAAGAGCTAGAAGCCTATTACGTTACATCCAAGCCAGATATAAATGAACTAAAGGATCATTATGAGAGCGATGTAACAGACCTCTCTGCTTATGTGTCCCAGTGCCAAGACTCCTACAACAATCGCAATGCAGACTGGATTGGCAAGAACAGCCAACTAACTAAGAGTGGTGAAGATGCGTTTCCTTGGAGTGGTGCTTCGGATACAGAGGTAAGACTCATTGAACAGTGTATTTCAACCTATGTTGGGTTGATGATGAATGCATTGAGCAAGAGTAATATTCGTGCGTACCCAGTGGAGAGTTCAGATGTAAAGAAAGCTGGGATTGTTTCCTCTTTCTTGAAGTACATGGAGAAGACATACATCCGTGACTTCCGATCGGAATGCGAAACAGCAGCAAACAACTTGCTTGAAAAGGGTATTGCTATTACCTATGTGGACTGGGAAATGAAGTCCAGAACTCACAATGAGGAGTTCAACTTGAATTTAATACAGGAGGTAGCTCCAGAGCTATATGATCTTCTGGCTGACGAGAGTCGTGACGATGAAACAATCGCCATGATGACCGATATGTTTGACTATGTGGACAAGCCAGCGGCTCGCAGGGCATTGTCCGAGCTAAGGGATTTTGGTGTAGCTAAGATACCAGTAGCCAAGAAGGATGTTTCACGACCCTTCGTGGAAACAAAGTTCTCTGATATTGATATTGTTATACCCTCCTATGTGACTGACATTCAACGCTCACCTAGGGTACACATGAGAGCATTGCTCACTCCACAGGAGATTGAGAATTGCGTAGAGACAAAGGGCTGGGATGCACAAGTAGCACAGGATTTAATTGATAACTATCGGGGCTTTGATTACTCTGGCATGAACCAGACCACATACAACACACCTAGGACTTCACAGGTTCGTGGGGGTTCTACCTATGGTATGAGTGGTATGGTTGACTCCAAGGATTTAATTGAAGTTGTATACAGTTATCGCAGACTAATAGACGAAAAGAGTAACTCAGAGGGAATTTACCTCACAGTATGGAGTCCAAGGTACACTGAGGGCTACCTAAGCAATGAGCTACTTTCTGGTTATGATGAGTATCCATTTGTTCTTACTCGCTTGAATAATGGCGGTAAACGCATCTATGATGTAAATACATTTGGTGATCTCCTTCGTGGCCCCCAAAAGCAGATGAAGACACTGCGTGACGGATGGAGTGACCAGATGGCATTAGCCGTTGCCCCACCCCTGCTTCACCCAGTGGGTCGCCCTCCTGTACAGATGGGTGCTGGTGCATGGATTGGTGTTCGTGCAAACGAGAAGTTTGAATACATGAGTGTTCCAAATACTTCTGGTGTAGCTAGCCAGCTAGAAAAGTATGTACAGCAGGAGGCAATGGATCTAGTTGGACTCAACGAGGGTAGCCAGCTAAGTCTTCAACGCCAACAGTTTTTCATTGATAAGTTCCTTACTCACTGCTCAAGCATTCTAAAGAAGGCATACAAGTCATTCTTGGTGTTTGGCCCAGACGAGAAGTACTTCCGTGTTACTGGATACCCCAATGAGCTAGTTATCTACAAGTCCCCAGAGGACGAAGAGCTTGATGTATGTATCTCATTTGATGTACAGAACCAAGACCCAGAGATGATGAAAGCCAAGATTGCTTCAATCCTTGAGCTAGCTAGAAGCTCACCAAGCAACACATTCAACCTACAGGCCGCAGAGCAGTTAGCTGCTAACGCCATTGATCCAAGTATCGCTGATGTTATCATCCAGCCAGAGGGTCAAGGACAGGAGGAGATGGTTAAGGATGTCACTGATGACCTTACTAAGATCTACGCTGGCATCCCAGTGGGTGCTAGACCAAATGGTGGACAGATTGCTATGCAGGTCATACAGGAGTACACTTCGCAGGAGGATATACAGAAGCGTATGGCAGAGGACGCTGGGTTCGTTGCGAACATTCAGAACTACGCTGCTCAGTATCAGCAACAGGTTGTACAACAACAGAATGCCGAGATCGGACGCTTGGGTGCTGCTCCCGCACAAATGGGATCAGTTAATACTCAGAACATAGAAGAATCCTAATGTCTAGCCCTATTAAGAAAACCGATAGCTTAACGGAGGCCGTTGAGTTCCTTTCTAAATACGAACAATACAAGTTCATCCTATCATTCCTCAAGGAGTGCAGGGAGACTAAGTTTCAGCTACTTGAAAAAAGTCTTGATGCCTCAGAACGAGCGGACGCTAAAATACTTGGTGGTATGATAGAGGACGATTATTTGCTGAAAGTACTAAGTCCACAAAAAGATGCCTAACCCAAAGAAAACAATGCGTTGCGGAGAGACTCGTCCTAGCACTCGTGCTGGGAAGAAGATCATGAAGCTGTATTGTCGTGCTGGCAAGAAAAAGCTAGTTCACGCAGGGGCAAAGGGATACGGACATAACTACTCACCAGCCGCTCGCAAATCTTTCAAAGCTCGCCACAAATGCTCAACAGCAAAGTGGGGAACAGCTAAACACCTAGCTTGCACTAAACTCTGGGCAGGAAAAGGTGGTAGTAAAAAATCATCACCAAAATCCAGAAAAGGAAAATACTAATGTCATTATTTAAACTAGCTCGTGGGGGCATAAGACTAATCAAGTCAGCAGACCGAAAAGCCGTTAATCTTACTGAACGATTGTTTAGTGGACAATCAAAAGTTAAAAGAAAAATGATACAGGACTCTCTTCCTGCAAACGCCAGCTTTAAGCAAAAGGTTGCTGCTGCTGATAAAATGCGATTTGGTACAGGTGGGAGTCGTCAAAACGCTCGTTTTGTAACACGAGCGGGCTATGCTACTGCGGGTGGTGCTGCGGTTGGTTCGGTAGGGCAATCAATTGCAGGAAATAAAAATTCCAAGAAGACCAGCAAAAAAACTAGCCCAAAGCCCAGCTCAAAAGTAACCGCAAAGAATCCAATGTCAAAGGTTGGCTCAAACGCAGTTCCCTCCCCTAAGAAGAAGGCAACCGCAAAGAATCCAATGTCAAAGGTTGGCTCAAATGTAGTTCCCGCTCCTAAAAAGAAAACAACCAAAAAGAAGGCAACTACAAAAAAGTCAACCACAACAAAAGCAACCAAAGCAAAGTCAACCATAAGCAAAACAACCCCCTCGTCACGCAAAGGCATGACTGCTGGTCAGCGAGCCAAGCAAGCGGGAAAAGAAAAATACAAGAAGGAGTCAACTAAAAAGAAAACTGGATATGTTAAGGGTTCAGCATTCAAACGCAGATAAGGAAATATTATGGCAACAGCAAAGATGATAGGAGAAGCAGCCAAAGTTCTTGGCAAGAAAGTAACCAAGAAGGCAGCCAAGGAGGCAGCCAAGAAAACAGCCACCAAGAAGGTAGCCAAAAAAGTACCAACGAAGACCACCAAGAATGTTCGCAAGACAACTGGTGCTAAGAGGTACGATGCAAAGGCAGCTAAGGAAGCAAAAAAAGCAGAAACCCAAGCTAAGTTGGATAAGATAGCGGCCTCAAAGAAGGATCGCCCATTTAAGTCAGTATCTACGAGGCCAGTACCCAAGAAAACAGCGACAAAGAAAACAGCGACTAAGAAGACTGCTCGTAAAACTCCAGCTAAAAAAACAGCCGCCAAAGCGAACAGTGTTGAATTGAAATTGGAAGGAGTTTCCAAGCCAGTCAAAAAAACAGCTACCAAGAAGACAGCGGTCAAAAAGACTGCCACCAAGAAGACTGCCACCAAGAAGACGGCTACCAAGAAGACGGCTACCAAGAAGACAGCCGTTAAAAAGACTGCTCGCAAGACTCCAGCCAAGAAAACAGCTAAACCCAAGATGACTTACAAGAAGCCCATTGGCCCACAGACAGCACAAGAATCAGTAGCTGGTCGTCCAATGCAAGGCCCAAGTGGTATTGAGGAGTTTAAAGCTGGTCTTAAAGCTGGTAAAAAGGCTGGTGCGTCTCAAGCTCGCAAAACAGCCAAGGGGCGATTAGGTAAGGTCGTAAAGGGCAAGGGTGCTATCAGTAGAACAGCGAAAAAGGCTGGAAAAAGAGTAAAGAAACTAGCTGGTGGAAAACTTGGTACTGCCGCTATAGCTGGTGGTGCTGGTTACATGGGTGCTAAGATGGGAAGCGGAAACAAGGCAGTAACGCCCTCGCCCGCAACAGCCAAACCCAGCAAATACTTTAGTAGAGAAGAAATTGAAGCCGCTCACTACCGCATATACGGAAAGAAAAAGAAGTAGCTTTAATATAACTCTGTTATAATACTTTCATCGCCCCACTGCTTGGCGTAAAACGGCAGAACAGTATTATGGAGAATAACGCAATAGAGGGTAACGATACGGCCCTCCAAGAAGAAGAAGTATCGTCAGTTGAACAAGCCAAACCACAAACGCTGGAAGAAATTCGGAAAGCACGAGTGGAAAAGTTAAGCCCAAGGCAAGAACAGCCAGAGGAATCTGAGCCAGTTGCACAGGAGGAAACTACGGAGGAAGCCGAAGTAGAAGAACCCCAAGTAGCTGAGACAGAGGAAACTGCTGAGACTGCGGAGGGAGGCGAAGGCGTTCTTTCACAGATTGATTGGGATGAAGTGGATGACGACTCTAGGTCGGAAATCGCACTGCAAGCCATGGAATTGCTGCCACCAGAAAAACTTGGTGAGCTAGCTAAGAAAATGGGGAGTGGTAGCGGTAAACGAATAGGGGAATTGACTGCTCGCATCAAGGAACTACAAAGGGAGTTAGAAAGTAAAGATGCTGCACTAAACAGTAGTATGGATACTCTAATATCTCCAGCTAATGCACTAGCTGAAATCTCTTCTGAGGAGGAGCTGGATCGCATTGAGAAGGAGACAAAGGAGAATATCCGCTTTTACCAAAACTGGCTAGCTGGTGACGAAGATACATTTGACTACAAGGGAAGTGAGTACACTCGCTCCGATATAGTCCAGTATATCAGTAGTCTCCAAGATAAGTACGATGATCTGCCAAAGCAGAGAAAGTATTTAAAACGCCTAAATGGTGCTACCCTTGAGGCACAGGAGCTGGACTCCAAAGCCCTAGATGAGTTCTCTTGGCTAGCTGACGATTCGTCACCCACTCACGCTGAGTACACGAAGATGATCTCATCCTCTGACATGGCCATTGTATCCAAGGTTGCTCCAGTATTAGCAGCTAAACTGAAATATCAGTTAGCTCATGCTGCGACAAACATGGTGAAACCAGTGGCTTCCAAGAAGAAGAAAATCATTATTCCTAGAAAAGTTCCACAGAATGCAGTGAGCGGCAATATATCAGCTAGCTCACAGAATAAAATGGAATCCCCTAAAATCAAGAAGTTGAGAGAAGCGGCTGGTAAAGGAAATCTTATTGCAGCTAGACAACTCCGACAAATTCAAATCAACTCTCGTTATAAATAACCCCCTAAAATAAAGGATAAATCATGGCATTTGATAGATCATATGACAATACACCCCCTACTGGGTCTGGTATTGGTAATCGTGAGCAGTTGTTAGACCTAACTACTGTTCTTGCTCCTCGTCAAGCTCCTGTATACGGACTGCTTCCAAAGCAAGCCGCTACTGCTGATCTTGTTGAGTACACTGTTGACAATCTTCGCACCCCAGACGCAAACAATGCGGTTGAGGAAGGCATTGATGTTGGTACTTCTGGTGGAGGCAGCTTTGTTGCCCAGTTCGGTAGTCTTACTCGCTTGGGCAATCGCCTTCAGCACTTCCGCGATACATTTAATGTATCCAAGAAGCAAGAGATTCTTGATTCCGCTACTCCAGTAAAAGTTCAAGAAGCAGAAGAAAAAGCAGCTTCCCAAGTCCTTCGTGACATTGAGGCAGCTATTTGCTCTGACAACTCTGCTACCACTGGTGCTTCTGGTACTTCTGGCAAGATGCGTGGACTTGGACAATGGATCAACTCATCGCCAACTGCTGATGATGTTGCTGCTGTTCCTGCTGCTTTCCTCACACCTGCTGCCGCTGTTCTTAGTGACTCATCTGAGGCTCTTACTGAAAAGCGTTTCAACAATATGTTGACTGCTATCTTTGAAGAAACTGGTGAGCAATCCGATCACATTCTTGTTGCTGGCACAACTGCTCGCAATGAGATCATTGACGGATTCACTCGTGTACAGAATTCAACAGCTACTTCTGCTGGTGGTAACAGCACTGTGTTCAACCAAGGTGATGGTACTGAGGTCAACTACAATGTTGAAATCTTCCAAGGCCCTTACGGAATCGTAAAGATCATCTCTGCGAATCCAAAGTGCTTGCCTAACCAAAAACGAGCATATCTTCTTGACCCAAGCCTCTTGGGTTATGCAGAAGCTCTTAGCATGGGTTCAACAATGCTTGAAGACCAAGGCGGTGGCCCTCGTGGTTACATTGACGCAATGGGAACTCTTCTCTGCAAAGGCCCCAATGGTATGGGCAAGATTCTTGACTTCGCAGTCTAAGAATTGACAATTCTGGGTTAGGGGAGTCTAATCTCCCCAACCCTTTTTGTTATGCCAAATAATTTACCAACAGAGGAAGAACTACTTGAGAATCAATTTAAGATTCTCCAGAACAAAGCTGAATCCGTCTTTAACCCAAAGGCAGAACAGCAAAGAATAAATCTAGCTAGAAAATCAGCTAGGTTCTACAAGGGAAAAAATCACCCAGTGCTTGGTAAACACATTGGGAGTGTTCCTCTTAACGAATTTTACGCAATGAATAAAAAGTACGGACTGGGCTTTTCAAAGGATGATGAGTTCATGAAGTATTTGAATAATAAAGTCCTAATGCCCAATGGCATGGCAGCTAACAAACTTTAATGGCTCTACAAAACTCAACGCTACAGGATTTAAGGGATTTGACATTTGCATTGATTGGTCGTGAGTATGCGAATACCACAGCCTCCTATGCGAGAATCAACGCCCTTTGGAATCAAGCAGCTAAAATGGCCCACAAGAAGACGGATTGGTGGGAGCGTTATTTAATAGTTGGTGAGCCTCGTACTATTACAGCTAATCGCATTCAAAACACAGAGGATGCGTTTTTTATATCCTCCGCTGGTGAAGCAGAAGTAAATGGGTTTTACCAATATGGCCCAGAGTACAGCGGTCATAACTCCTATATACTCAACGGAAACACACTTTCCTTTGAAGTAACATCAAGTTCGTTAAACTCCGATATAGTCGGTACATATAAACTGGATGCTGCTTATGATCCAACAGGTAGCTATAGTCGCGGAGTATGGGTCAACCAGACGAACGGCAAAATAATTTTCGTTCAAAATAATACCGAAACAAATTGGATTATTCTCAATATAGCTACCAATACTGTCTTGTTATCAGTTAGCAGCACCGCCTTTTTCCCTTGGCAAAATGTTGGGTTCAATGGTCAAGCGGTAATCTCTGGAAACCCAGAGACTGCGTATAACATTGAGCGGAATGACTCCAACAATCACTGGGAGTTAATGCAGCAGGATGCAGATGGAACAGCTACAGTTTTGTACAAAGATGGAAATGGGAATACCCCATCGGAAACAACTTGGGAAATTGTCAACGCACCAAATCCAACTCCCATTGTTGAAGACATATCAACTATTGAAGTTTTGCTTCGTCTTCACAAGACCCAGCCATTCATAGACAAGGGTGCTGCTGAACATACATTTTATGCAAAAAATAGCTCGTACTTTGTACAGGGTTCCAGTGTTGGAGAAGTGGCCTACGCTACATACAAGAAACGCTTGGATGTTGAGCTAGCTACGGATGACGCAGTTAGCACGGAAATACCTGCGGAGTTCATGCCCTACATGGCACACTACGCTGCTTATACATGGCAACGCTCAGTGGATCAAAACTCAGATGAAGCCAACTTTGGGCTATCACTGGCTATCGTTAATCAAGTTCTTGAAGATGAACTTGTTAAGATAGACAAGCAGAATCTATTCAATACAACTGTAGCTAGACGCTACAGAACAAACTATAACTCAACAATTATATAATCATGTCTACACCTGCTTATACAGAACAATCCCTAGGGAAGCGTGGTAGCGTAGTTTACGACAGTTCAAGTGGTGCAATCACTAACCAGAAATTTGCTATTCTGGTAGCTGGCCCATCTGGAGTGACATTCAGTGCATTGACCTGCACTAATAAAACGAACGCTAGCACAAAGCTAATCAACAAAGCATTCCCCGCTGGATATACTACATACGGAAACTTTACAGGACTAACAGTTAGTGCTGGTGAAGTAGAAGCCTACAACGCATAATTAAATGGACTTAGGACTCCCCAGAAGTCTAGCTAGCTATTCATTAGCACCCTACTTCAGCGGATTGCTGGATGAT